CGAATATCCAGCTTGATCGTGTAGCTGCCCAGTGGTGACTGACGCAGTGCCTCCTGAGCATAATCAGCTGCCTTATGAGTGCCCTTGCCGATACGGCAGGCAAATGACTGATCAATGAACGTAGCGTTAAAGATCGGGTAAACAATCCGGTAAATCGCATGCTGCACTACCAGGTCGCAGAATGACGGCGCGTAGATCTGGCGGGCTTTTGGCTCATAAACCACAAATGTGTAGTAAGGCTGCGGCCGATAGGTGCCGGCATGCAGTTTTTCATGCAGCAGATCGAGGTTACGAGCTAGGCGACGCTCGAAGTTGAAACAAGCGCGTTTCTTGTGTTTTGACCGGCTGGCATCCAGGTATGCCATGTACAGATTCTCCCGGCTGAATGCCTGCTCAAACAGGTTGCCGTAGCGTTTCATAAAACCACCGCCTGACGTTCGACACAGCTTGTGGCTGCGCTACCAGAAACGCGACGAAACGCCGATTTCGCACCGAAGTGCAGGAAAACGTCTCCCTTTGTTCCACCATACCGTTGCCGGTTGCGAGGGGAAACAGAGTCGGAGCGGAACCCAATGTTGTTGTTCGAGTTCGTGCGCGAATTGTTGAGATTGAGCGCCCAAACGCCATCATTGGAAGAGTTGTTCCAGTTGCCGCCCGAGATCGGAGCCATATTAAGACGCCTCCCGTTGTTGCTCTTGCTGGCGCTCAAAGGCAATCCAGCCACCGACCATGCGGCCAAGCTCATCGATCAGTCGGCTAATTGCCAGATACCTGTGCGCCGCCATTTTGGCAGGTACGGTCTGGGCAGTTTGGCCATCCTTAAACTCGAAGTAACCCAGCGAATTGGCCAGATTGACAAACATGCGCCACTGCTCATGCCGAATGTCCAGATTCGTGAGCGTTGTTTTCTTGTGGTAGCGCTTTTGCCCTTCCACAATCAGCCCATAAACCTCATACATGCACTGCCTGATTTGCTGGGCGAGCGCATACTTCTCAAACTTCGGGAAGTGGTTGAGGTAGATATTCATGAGCTTGGCTGTCTCAACGAATTTAGTGTTCAGTTCGGCTTCAGAGTGTTGACCCATGGCTGTCGGGGCTCGGCTTTCGCCGGCCCCTTACAAAGTTACAAATACAAGGCGGAGCGGAACCCAAAGGTGTAGCCCGAGGTCGTGCGCGAATTGTTGAGAGCGAGCGCCCAAACGCCACCATGGGAAGAGTCGCCCCAGGCGCCGCCCGAGATCGGAGCCATTTCGTTGGTACGGTAATCGAGCATGTAGTCATTACCGAATAGGTTGCTACCACCAACCCCGCCAGCCAGAGGAACACCGGCACCTGTCACATTCCAGGCGTTACCGCTAGTCGCTTCCGAGAGCACCTGGTTAGCGCTGCCGAAACCCTTATTGGCAGAGGCGGCCGTCAGCGATGCGTAGGTTGCACCCAGGTCGTCGTAGTTGGTCGAAAGGCCGGTTGCGCCAAACAGATCAGTTGCTACGCTGTTGCCGCCGGTCATGTTTTTCATGGCCTTTGAGGTTTTCAGCACGAAATAGTTGCTACCGTTCGAACCGATGCCTGGGGTGTACTCCCAGACGATACCGTTCAGGTCGGCAATGCCGCTGTTTTGACCGTTATGCGTCGTACGAGCAAAGAGGTTTGCCGAGCCAGTGCGTCCGCAGTTGTACGTGCCATTGCCATCGTCGACAAAGAGGATTGCCGAATCATTGGCGTCGCCAAGGGCGTTATTGTTACAACCCTTCGGGAAGTTTTTAACGCCGGCAGCGTCATACCAAGCGCAATATGTGACAGCGGTTGCCGCTTGACCATGCGCCGTTGCCAGCATAGCAAGTGCCGAGAAAATAAATCGGCTGGAGGCAAAGAAGTTGCTACCGCGAGTCTTGGCTGCAGCAATCGAGCCGCCAAGGTTGTTTGCTGGAGCACCAGTCAAAGCCGAGTAAACCGCCGTCGACAGCGAGCCGCGCTGGCCAGAGGTCAGCACAATGCCGTTTTTAAGGCTAGAGGCAATGCCGCTGTTATTCGAGACCAGGTATTTGTCGACAAAGAAACCTGGCTGAATTGCGCCACCGTCGTAGAAAGCGCGATGCAGGGCATAGCCAGCTGCGTTTGCTGCGGCTACATCGGTATAAGCCGAGAAAGGCTTGATATCGAAGCGGTTAAGAGTTAGGCCATTAGCGCCCGTGCCGACTTTATAAAAGAAGGCTGGGATCCATACCATCACAGAGCCATCAGAATACTGGTAATTGCCGTAGTTATCTGACAGCGGATCGGTATAGCCAAACATGGCGCCCATGCCGGCAGGCAGTTGCCCTGGGCAGATGCCAACGCCAAAGCCGGGCTGGCCAGCGATACCGATGTTATTGACCGTACCGGCGGCACCCGTGCCAACCGTCAGGCCATTCGGAAAGTTGACCGGCTGGCCGTCCTTACCGTAAATGTTGCGAAGAGTGAGGTTACTCATGTTGTTGCTCCTTTAAGCGATGGTCCAATTGGCGTTTTCTTCGATAACCACGTCCACGCCTTCACCGAGCACCAGTGGGCCAACCGAAACAGCGTTATAGCCGGTCGGAATGGTCTGGTCCTCGCTGATCGTGGTCGGATTCATGCGAAATGCCGGGTTAAGGTCAGGATTGGCAGCCAGAGCTGCGTTCCATGCAGCTTGCGCTGCGCTGGCTGCTGCCTGGGCGGCGATCTTGTCAGCTTCGGTATCGTCGCGTGCGGCTTGCAGTTCGGCTGGAGTAGCGGCGCCAAGCGTGGCCAAGGCCGTTGTTTTGAGGCCGTCTGCTCCAAATAAATCCGCCAGGTAAGTGCGCATGGCGGTTAATGCGGTTTTGAATTGCCCTTCCGTAACGGATGAGCCCGTAAAGTCTGTGCTGGGTGGTAATGCAGGCATATCAGTACCCCTGAATAGTGGCGTCTACCTTGCCAGCGGTAGGGTTGCCGTTGATATCGAAGCACTTAACGAGCGGCCCCGAGGTGCTCTTATCCATGACGCGAGCAGTACGCGCCGAACCGCCGTCATCCTGAACAGTCAGGTTGACGTTGAGAATGGCGTAATAGCTCTTTGTCAGCGGTAAACGTGTGCCAGACGATAGAATTGCCTTATCGTTGACTGTTTCCATAATGTCCGGCACGTCCAGATTGACGATCAGATTGCGAATTCGACCTTGCGTGCGAGAGAAATTGGTTCGGACACGGATTTCATAATCACCCGTTTCTGCAGTAATTCCGCCAAGCCATGGCATATACCCAGGCGCGTTATTGCGCATGGGCGCATAGTCGTCGCCAGACCACATCAGCGTGGCGGTGGCGCCCCACATGCTTTGACCATCAGAAGCGCCCTTTCGGTAATCAATACTCCAGGATTCCGCTGCAATATCCTGCGTAATCGTCATTTTCGAACCCGATTCGGCAGCGGCAATCGTGACTGGAGCGCGATACGTCATTGCAGCGTAATAGGTTAGATCCCACATATCATCGCTATCCGTTGACCAGAATGGCGTGTTGAAATTTGGGTTCCAGATGCTTTCAGTCGAGTTGGCTACCAAATCGCCACCCGTTACTGTTCCAGCCCCAATTTTTCCGGGGAAGCCTAGAAATTCCATATTCCGCGTGGCAATGACGTTATCAACCACGGGATCACCCAGATTGATAGTCAAATAGGCAGGTGATGCCGACTCATTGCCTGACGTATCTACTGCTTTGATCATGATCGTAGACGCGCCGGCACCTACATTTGGCATGGTCCACGGCGAGTCAGTAATTAAACCGGTATGTAGCGGCTGCCCGTTATGCCATGCGCCGGCAGATCCAGCAGCCCACTTGATACGGTATCCGGCAACATCCAGATCAGACACCTCTCCCCATGAAAGCAAATTAACGTCAGCATTAAACCAAGGCACATCCTCGGGTGGCAGCGTCAGCCCATAGATCTGTTGCTCTTTGAACACCATGGTGCCGGCGCGGCTTGCCGAAATTGGCACGGCTTCAACCCGCAGCAAACCAGGTCCAGGCACAACGAATGATGCAGATTCACCATAGGCCATCAGCACCTGACGCGGCCCGTTATTCATCTGCCAGGTAACGCGTGTCCGTTCAATGCTTTGATTCAGATTCCACTTGGCAGTTACTTCGGCCTGAACGCCAACAGCTGTTTTAACCAGATGCTCAGAAATTGCCAAATTGCTGACTTGCGGCACCGCATTAGGCAGTAATGTCGAGTTACCGGCCTCGCTCCATGTGCCATCCCAGGCCGCATAAAACTGGGGGTCCTCATCTGTGGCAACGATCTTCACCCGAGATTCGCTGACCGGCTGAATCGATAGAATCTTGACCTTTTTACCGGGTGTGGCCAGTGGCGAGAAAAACCACATATGATCCATCGGCAGCCGGCCGTTGTGCATATTCGGCGTCGACGTCAGTTCAACGACATGCTGATCGCCGCTGTCAGCCTTGACGCGGTAGGTCGTCATTGTGCCGTCCGGCCGCTTGATCATCAGGTAATCCAGCGACCCATTGCGCGGTACATTACGATCCAGGGTCAGCGTATTGCCTGACTGCTGGACAATTCGGCCAGAATAGCCCCACTGGGTCAGGTCATGGCTTAGCAGCACCACGTCGCCACGCTGAACGGTCAGGCCTTCGAAGTCGGAATCCCAGCTGATCCGGCGCTTGCGGTACTTTTGCTGCGCAGCCAGGTAATTGGCAAACTTGCCGGCCATACGGGCACTGGTACAACCGTATAGATCTACCGTGCTGGCTCGGACCGGGTTTGCAATGCCAGGCACCGTTACCCGCACCTCATCCTGAATCCAGTCTTTATCCGGATTGGTAAACCGGACAATGATCTCCTCGGCCAGCTGCTCGGTGATGTAATTCACCT